ATGCAGTTACTGTATAAAGTCTATTTGAAAAGTAAATTTGTTGACCAATGGTTACTGCTGTAGACCCAGTCCATATAGTACCAAAAGTTAAAGTTGGAACAGATGTGTAAGAATCGCCTGAATTGGAAACTAATACTCGTGACACTGAAGTACCATTCATAATCGCTTGACCAACGAAACCACTACCGCCACCACCAGTCATATTCAATGATGGGGCAGAAGAATATCCAATACCACCACTGGTCATTGTAATATCTAGAATAGAACCATTTAAAGTATAACCTGTAACTACACCACCACTGGTTGTTAATGTTCCAGTTGCTCTAGTTCCAATGTATTTTAAACCAGCAGTTCCATTTGCAACGATGCCAGATTTATGATTAGGTCCAGGAGAAGCAGTAGTTCCTGAAACTGTACACTCATACATATTATTTAAATATTCTACTTTCTGACCAAGCAGAATACCAACACCAGCACTCCAAGCATTAGCTCCATTAAATGGAGGAGCAATAGTTAATGTAGCACCAGAAGTATAACCAGTTCCACCAGCAGAAAGAGTTAATGATTTCAGAAGCAATGGATCAGATGCTCTATATCCGTCACCAGCAACTGTAATATTTGCGAAACTGTAATTTTGTCCAGCGTTGTCAATTTTAATATTTAAAATCTCACCACCAGAATAGAACTGCGAACGAATAGAGTTAACAACTGGCATATAAACGTCAGTCAAGAATTTATTACGCAGAGCAATTGGAATACTATACAAATATTTCCACATATATCCGTCTGGCATAATAACTGGATCTACAACAGTACCAACTGGTTTATAAGTTGAAATTGCGTTATTATTATTATCAAGAACTTTGTATACGTTAAAATCATCAGTAATGGCATAACAATTTGTATCTTCTAGACGCTGAGCACCAGAAGGAGCAATGTTAACAACTGCAGTAGCAGTAGCTGCTGCGCCACCACCGCCAGAGATAGTAACTGTTGGAATAGCTGTGTAACCCGTACCACGAGAGTTTAATGTAATACCAATGATACTACCATTATTAAGAATAGCTGAAGCTGACGCACCAGTTCCACCACCACCAGTAATAGTAATAGTTGGTGTTGAGGAATAGCCGAAACCACCAGCAATTAAATTAATACCCTGAACTTCTGTGGAGTATTGATCATCATACATATCCCACACTTGGCCAGTGACCCAATCTACTCTAGGGATTACGAAAGCCACATCGGTTGAGTTAAGTTCTTTTAAGGTAATAATTTCATTACGAGATTGTAATTCGTAATTGAAACTATCGATTGGATATGGAGGGTTTGCCTCATCTGTCCAATTAATAGTTTTACCTAAAAAGTAGTAATAACGTGCACTACGATTCTGGATTTCATTATATACTGCGTCAGCAATAGAGTTGCTTAACGGAGATTTTAGTAATGATGACATTTAGATTTCCAATTAGCTGATTGTAACTACCCATGTAACAGCGATAGAATCACCAGCTGCTTTGTTAACTACAGGGAAGGTTGTTCGACATAGCATAGTACCAGCAGATGCTGCGTTTAAAACTCCAGCTTCAGTAATAGCACCAGTACCAGTACCAGCTGGGAATGTGGCAGTATAAGTAATGGCGTTAGCAGAGTTAGAACCAGAAGCCAAAGTAACACGACCAGCTTCAGTACCCAATGTAGTATCTGATGCTCCAGGTGTTGCAGTACCAGTACCAATAGCCATATGTGACATAATGTTAGAAGAAGTTCCTACTATACGAGAAGCAATGTATGTTTTACCAGCAGAAACTACTAAATTTTTTGCTTTACGAATTTCTTTAATGTTACCATCTGGTCCACGAACAACTATCTCAAGTTCGCCAGTTGGTTTGAATGTATCGTTTAAGTTCATAATATCTCCTTGATTAGAATGTAGATGGGGATCCGACATATGAGCCACCATCGTTTAAAAAATAACCAGCTTCACCATATGGATTAATTAATATAATACCACCACTATCGGTTGGAGAAGCTGTAGAATCATCAGTAGCGCCAGCATAAGTTAGATGGCTACCAAAAGGTTTTTCTATATTAAAGTATGGTAATGTTCTATTTAGTAATGTTCCAGTAAAGTCATTAGTACCTACTGTATCATTATCAAGAGATACACCATTATTTAAATAGTGGTCATATACTTCGGAATTAAGAATCTTAGATATATCTTTGATTTCTAGGTTATTGCCTGATATTGCTGAATCTGATACTGTAATAGAAAGAATCTTAATTAGAGATTCAATAGCAGTCTGAATTGTAAATTCATTACGTAAATCATATTCACCAAAAACTGCCATACCAGCAGGGTGAATTAAATTCTTAACAATAGTTTTATATGTATTTAAAGATTGGTCAATCTTAATAACATACGAGAATGCTTGATAATAGTTACTATCTTGGATATAAATCGCATCATCCAAGAATCCGTCATTATTAACATAGTACCCTGGATATTTAGCAAGTGGTCCAAGAGATACTTTAATAATAGCAGGAGTTGTTGTAGTTGCAACTGAGTTAGCAGAACTAATACCAAATTCACGAATAGTTAAACCAGCATATGTTCCATCAAGGGCTGCTGGTCGCAAATTAGCAACAGATGTTAGTGAACTAGATGTAGTTCCTGCAAAATTAGAAACAAGAGTTAAACTTGTATCACTTCCAATACTTAAAACTCTATACTGAACACCACCAAGTGTTATAAAGTCACCAAACTCAACTTGAGTAGTAAATAATGTTCCAACACCAGTAACAGTTGGACTACCATTCGTAGCAGTAAGTGTTCCAGTTAAAACTGAATTTGTTGGTAAGTTATAATCAGCAGTGTTTATAGATCCGCTTTCTGCGAAACCATATGTACTTTCTGAAATACCCAATGCAACAGATTTAAATGCTGGAGGTAAGAAACTATCAACACGAGAAATAAGTACACCTTCGGTTGAAGCGTTATCTTGACCCTTCTCTGAAATAATTGAAGATGAAAAATCTGTAGTGTATCCAGT